TGCTGTGACTGGTGTGCCGATAGCCTGCTGAGCACCGCGAAGCTCATAACCACCTTCCGAGATAACAGTAGAGCAAACTTGCTTTAATGTACTGCTAGTTGAGGTTGTACCAGTGTTTTCAATCTCGTATCGTAAAGGCAACGATGCAGTTGTAATATACGTCGAGGTAATAAAGTTGGCGTGATGGAACGAGTGACACTGAATAAAGACACCATCAATAACAAAGCCAAGTCGAACCGTACCAAGACCAAGCCACTCAATATCCATCCAAAAGATTTGAGCCTTGGAAATATCTAAAGTAATCCCTGATCGCCCGTTTCCGTCTAACTTATCTACGTTCCAGTTCGCCTGAGTGACTCGTGTTTCAACGGGAGAACCACTAACACTACTCCGCTCAACAAAAGATAAAGTAGTACCATCCAATTCAACATAAAGTCCGTTATCAGCCCCAAAATATCCCGAACGTTGACGTAAATTCTCTTTTGCTGGGTTAAAGACAAAAGTGTTAAGAACTAAAAGACTCTTACCGGGCTGGTAGCTGAATACTTTTTCCGTCTCGCGATATACTTTGGATCCAGAAGTTGTATTGACTGTCAGGTTGACTAGACCTTCATTAGCACTAAATGAAGTGGCGCCACCATTTGCTGTTTCAGTTGCCCATAATCCGTTGTCGGCGTACCGATGGCTGGAGTCGAATAGGGTTAAAGGTTGCGAAATACGTAGTCGACCGAAGGCATCGGTCGAAGTGGATGAAATGCCAGGGGCTGGAGATGTAATGGCGACATTGAGGACCTGGTCGTCAGGATTGATGACCTGGACAACTTCGTAGCGGTTGTGGTCCCTTGCAATAACGGTTGCCATTAGTTACAATTCTTCGTAGTCAAGATCTTGTCATTCTACGGGAAACACCTACACTGAGGTGGCTTCCGCTACTCCCATGGAACACCAACGGATTTACGACATCAAGAAGTCCCTTGAGGACATGACGATGGACGAACTCGAGGAGATGAGTAAAAATCTTAACAAATTGGTACATGTGCTTGTCGCCAGGCAAATTGCAGTGGAGGATACAATCTTGGAACGCTTGGAAGGGGTGTTCGCTCAGTGACACCTAATGAAGAGAAGTGGCACCTTAGGTTCCTCAAATTAGCTGAGGAGGTAGCGGATTGGAGTAAAGATCCGTCTACAAAAGTTGCATGTATTCTTGTAAAGGATCGTCGCATCATCTCTACGGGATTCAATGGTTTCCCGAGAGGGATAAGTGATGATCTTGAGACGCTACTTGATCGCGACAAGAAGTACGAGATCACCGTACACGCAGAAGTAAATGCGGTTACAGCCGCAGCATTACACGGCGTTAGTACAGATGGATGCACTGCTTACGTGACGTTCACGCCATGCAGCAGGTGCGCTTCTGTGCTGATCAATGCCGGTATCAAAGAGGTGTACGTCATCAACGGACGACATATCCCGCAACGTTGGGTCGACAATTTCCAACTTGCGAGTAAGATCCTCTACGAGGCTGGCGTTCATTTCCAAGCCCTCGATCCAACCTGACCCTACCATGAACCTAATTATTGCCTCCGCTACTTACAACGGAGAGGTTTTTACCGAGAACGGGTTGCGCTTCATGCAACTCTCGATTCCCGCCAGTGGGAAGAACGCTGCTGTCCCTCTGTCAGTAATTCCTAACAAAGCAGCAGGGGATAGCTTCGATGCATTCGCCCCAGGTTGTCAGATGCTGGTGAGTGGGCGGCTTTATCCGAACCGTAACGACTACAAGATGTATGTCGTACCGACTCAGCCGTTGCAAGTGGTCTCGAAGGACCTCAATGTGAATCAGGTAAATCTGGCGGGCGGTGTCGGTTTCATTCAGGAGAAGAAACTGGAAGACCTGTTCGCTTTCAGCCTGATGTGTAAGGCTCCGAGCCAGCAACTGCTCGGCCATAGCTGGCAGGACAGCCTCGGTTTCCGGATCGAAAGTTGGGGTGATGATGCCCGCCGCCTGGAGGCTCTGCTCTACGTGGGTCGGCAGATGGCAATGACTGGTGCTCTTCGCTACAACACCTGGACGGCTCAAGATGGCGGTCAACGTGGCACCTACCAGGTGAGGGTACGGGCGTCACAGTACTCGGTATTCGGTAAGAATCAACCTAAGACTGAGGGTGATCCGGCTGAGGCGAAGGCTCCAGCGCCTACACCGAAACTGCCGATGCAGCAGGGGATCGGGACACCAGCGAGCGTAGAGGAGGACGGGGTACCTTTCTGATGGTCCTATAAGTTTTTCTTATACATTGGATAGCCCCCTTCCGCTTTGGTGGATCGGGGCTATCGTTATAAGGCACCCTAAAAAGTGCTCTGATCCATTGCAACGACTGAAATGTCCGTACTTGACAGGTACCTGAACACAGAGAAATATCAAGGCGAGATGCGAGAGCTCGTCAACGCCCAGATCCTGAACGACAAGTCCCAATGTGGACTTTTCCTTAAGGATACCGCCCTGGCTCGCATTGGCTGGTCCGGTGATGTTAAGGACTTCCCCAAGGCTGAGGAGTACGTCCACACCTACAACAACGGTGACAAGAACGAGGGCATCTTCTTTAAGACCCCTCGCATGGTGATCCTCCACTGCGGTTTCCGTAAGGACGTAACCTTCATCGAGAACTCCGAAAAAGGTGGCATCGACGGGATCTACCCCAGGGATTCCTACCTATACGACGATTGGGAGGAAGCGAACCCTGGCAAGCCTACCCCTTACAAGCGTCGTCGTCTGCTCCTCATGTTCCTGGTGAACAAAGCTGGTGCTGCTGTCCACAAGAAGCCGCTGATCCTCTCGATCCACGGTGGTGCGTCGAACCTGTTCTGCGACGCCTACGCCACGTTCATCGAACAGCTCGAATCAGCTTTTGCTGACCGCATGGGCCTCAAATCTGCTGCAGGTTTCGACCCCAAGCAGGCTGCCGCTGCGATCTTCACCCCTACGTTCGGCGCTCAACTGTACGGCGGTGAGAAGGCGAAGAGCTGGATCGCTTATCCTGAGAAGTGGGCTGTCCCGACCGCAGAAACCGTAGAGGATTTCTTCCCCAAGGAAGCTGAGGACATCGATTTCATCGAAAACGTCTGGGAGACCTGCCCTCCGACTGTCTACGCTGCCAACTTCTTCAAGCAGTGTGAGAAGGAAATCGGCTACCACGCGATCAAGCCAGGTCTCGATTTCACCCTTCCTCCCGTTGACGGTGGTCGAGGCACGAAATCCCTATTCGGTGCCAGGGATGAGGAAACCGGTGAGGTCGTGCTCTCCTGATCTGAAGTAAAAAATCCACAGGCCGGTCGAAAGATCGGCCTTTTCTTTTTAATTATGGCTAATCAACTTTCAGAGATTCAAAAACAACTCAAGAAGCACGGATGGAAGCTTTACAAAATGGGATCAAAACATGTCGTCTACGAAAGAGACGGTATAACGATGCTCATCCCAAGAGGTTCTAAAGTGTATAGCCGGAGCTACAAGCAAATACTTTGGAAGATCCAAGGTAAGACAAATCAAAGCAAAGAAGAATTCAGTCTTCGTAATAGGTCTTGATCGCTTCACCTTCAATGTTGGCGATCCTTTTTACCAGTCCACGGATAACAGCCTGACGATGTACTGCTAGTTCCAAAAGTTTTATTGCTCCTACACGGAGTTGATCAATATCAGTAACTGCTTTTAGTTCGTTGGAGATGCGTGTAAGGAGAAATTCATCTTCTAGTGAGGTGCTGAAGTCGTCGGGATCAAACGCTACCTCTAAAAGCTCGAAGTTATTAGACATCTGATTCAGACATAATGCCCAGTCTAGCCAGATACAATTTTCTGTATGTAATTGAGACTACAAAGAGATCATTAAGATAAGGGTTAAAAAACCTGTAAAATGCGGTATCGTGTCTAGGCACCACAGGCACACCTCATGGCCGGTAAGAAATCCCTCAACGGTCAACTCCACCGCGATCCCATCAAGAAGCGTACGTCCATCGGACACGGAATGCGGAAACTCGGTTCATTTAAGGTCCGAGGTGAAAAGAAAATGCGCGGGCAAGGGAAGTAAAAACCACACCAAAAGGTAGGGTCTTCTCGGTTCCGTTCTGTGTTTCAGCGCTGTAAAAATAAAACAGTTGCTGAAACACAGTCAAATGTACGTAATTGCCCCTACAATACGGAAACCCAAAGAAACTGAAATGGCCCTCTCTTCCCAGGTTCGCGAAGCAACCGAAAAAGCCGCCGCCTCCCTGCGAGAAGCCCTTGCTTTCGCCGCGCGTACCGAACATCCCGTCACCATCTCTACGCTGACTGATATTCTGGTGCGCCTGGAATCGATGGAGAGCATCGAAGAACTGATGGAAAAATTTGGGAAGCAGGGTATTCCCAAGTCCATGTGAAACTGTTACAATTAAAAAGTTCCCACTCTCTTTTCGATGGGGCATCTGGTCACGCGCCAGGCAGATAGCCTGGAGGGGGCCACGGTTCAGGCGGCGTCCGACAACGTCGCCCCACTATTTGTCCGGTCAGACGCCAAAGGGAAAGGCACGTGGACAACACATTCAGTAGCTGGTTCGAGTCCAGCCTGACCGATAGGGTGCAGCGAGGCAAGCTGCATTAAACGAAGGATTCCCCTGGGCCGCAACGTAGATCACCGTAGGCGGACAATCCCGCCCTACCTAAATTCGAAAGAGTATCTTACGATTCTTGGCTCCAGGGGTTTATCCCGCTACGATAGGATGCACCCTGGAGTTCCGTTTTATGTACGGGTACCACAAGGACGACTTCGATACCTACGCCAGGCTTTTCTCTGAAGAGAGCACTCGCATCGTTGAATTGATGCGGATCCTCGATGAGAAAATTAACACCGAGCTGGATATGCATTCAGTTCGCCCCAAGGACCTCTTTAGGATGGTGATGGACCTTTCTTACGATGTGGATCGTACATACAAGAAAGAAAAGAATATTCAAGACGAGCCATACACTCTCACCACGTTCGCTTCCAAAGATGAAATCTTTTCTCAAATGCGTTCATATTTCCGAGAGGAATTTCAGCGCTACCTTGATGGAATCGACGGTGATGCTAAATGAAACTAGCACCTGGACGCTACCTATTGATGAGGACGGTGTTCTTACCCTCCCGGATGAGCTCTGGAATTTACTCGATTGGAAAGAAGGAGACCAAATCGAGTTTCTGGACCAAGATGACGGATCTTTTCTGCTGGTAAAAATCGATGAAACTGAATCTACTGAAGGAGAGACTGATCCGCAGGATGACGGTTAATTACGTCGCCTATATGGGTCAGCCTAAGATGACCGAAGAATGGCTTCAAGGTTACCACCAAGCTAAACGAGATGCCGAAAAATTCATCGAACAACAGGAAATCTATGCGCCTTACGATGAACAACAGTCACAATGAACTGCCCTGAGCCTAGCGTCACAATTGCTGGTATGGTCCGCGCCGCAAGCCTGATCAAAACTATCCTCCGTTTCATTGGAGGAATGCGTAAGTACTAATGGAGCAAATTTCTACACAACAACCCGATTGGGTTTGTCACGATTGCGGGCAACTATGGGGCCGCTGGTACGAAGATGGTGAGTATTTTGGACCATCCACTCATTGTGCTACCTACCACAACAGCCGCTGTGGTGTCTGCACTCGAGTGGGTCCCGTTACCGAACCACGAGATTATGGCTTCCTTCGGCGTGGTTGGCAGAAAAACTTGTCTGCTAAGTGAAGGCCGCTAAAATTTGTCTGTTATAACCCTTCTACAATGAAGATCCGAAAACAGGCTAAATATCGCGGCGGCCCTTCCGAAATCCTCGAGTCCATCGAGTTCGAGGGCTATCAAATCAAAAGCCTAAAGCACGGTAATACTGGCCATGTTCTGTACCGTTTCCCAAGTGGAGCACACGATTGGGAGCCATGCTGGACGATGGATCTTGAAACAGCTAAAAAAGGCGTAACTAAGTACAATTCACGTCAAAAAGAAGCCGGTGCAGTACAAGGCTAAGCACCTGTAGAATCGCATCTGTAGTAAAAAATAGGCCTAGAAAGTGGTCCGACCCGCATTCCGACATAGCGACTTGATGGACGATCTCGCTATGCAGCTTCATGCATACTTGCTAGAGATCTCAACCGAATTTAAAGGGAGTCGTTTTGTACTTATTCCGGTAACTGAGATCGTAAAAAAATTCGAGCGCAACCATCGCACGATTCAACGCCGACTCAGTGCGCTCCAAGATGAAGGCCTGCTCGAAACTGTTATTAAGAAGCAGACAATCAGTTTGTACCACGTGAAGGATCAGGTAGACCAACCATGACCGACGAAAAGGCTACTGGCCATTTAGAAGCAATCTCTTTCCTGCTGTCCTCCTTCACAGACAACGGGCGAAGCCTGCGGGCTTTTACAACCAACCCGCAAGAACTTTGTATTACAGTTCTTACAGCCGGATTGCTCTCAAATAGCAAACTGATGATTACGCCAGAAGATGCAGTCCGCAGCGCATTCGATATTCATGCTCGGATTCAAAAGCACGTGGGGCAGTATCAATCGATGCAGTTTGCAGCCAACATCGAAGGTTGCTTCAATCCGCCACACCCAGAAACGGGTGAAGTAGAAGGGGATTGAGGGTGTTCAAAAGAGGCATCCCTCTTCAGTAACCGCAAAGATCCATGGGTTGATTCGAATGCGTACTTCAAGCTGTGACAGGCAGCTTCTGGATCCGTGTGCTCGCCACAAGTGTAAGCATCGATAGATGCGTATCCGTATTGAGGCCAGGAGTGGAGCGAAATGTGTGATTCGGCGAGCAGGGCAATTGCGGTTACGCCCTGAGGTTCGAATTTATGGGTGACGAGGCTCAAAAGGGTTGCTCCAGCTGCATCTGCCGATTCCATCAGTGCCGTCTTCACAAACTCTTCATTATCTAGAAGGGTCGGATTTCCACCAAAGAGTTCGTAGATGGCATGCCGTCCTACAACCTGAGGAACCTCATACACTAAACCGCACCGATAGTTTTCACCTATTTTACGAGCACTGCATCCGCTGAGATCCTAGACAGCAGGAGGAGAATCCAGTACTTTGTCAGGAGCTGGACAACCCTAATGCCCCTGGTAATGGATGAAAAAGTCGCAGAAATTCCGCCGCAAAGCAAATTAGGGCGAAAAGTTTATACAGAGTACTCTGCCGAAAAAGATTATCGGCAGTTTATGGATTACCGGTCGGAGGGAGATACACGCCTAACAATCAATGGATCCCGTCACTACAAAACTCCCTACGGAGCTCTTCCATCGGTAACCACAATCCTGTCAGCAACTGGCGGGAACAAGGCTGCGTTAGAACGCTGGGCAAAGAAAAATCCAGGCGGTAGAGAAGCAGCCGCAGCACGGGGTACCAAAGTTCACTCCCTGATGGAGGAGTACCTCCTCGGCATCAATAAAAATCCGGTGATCGAGGACGAGGAAATTGCCCAATTCTGGGATGGTTTACCCGAAAACCTCGACAAACTAGGTCGCGTCATCTGGGCGGAGAATCCAGCGGGTGACGCATTCCCGTGGACCATGGGTGGTGACGGAATTAGCCGGGTTTGGCATCCAGGCGTGAATGAAGGTGAGAACTGGGGCTGGGCTGGTGCACCCGATATCGTCGCTGAATATAAGAATAAGGTTGTGCTCGGCGACCTTAAAACGTCAAACGGTCCTTATTATTCGCGTTGGCCGGGGCCTGACACGATTAAATCCGAGTACGGAATGAAGCGGGCAGGCTTCATGAAATACCAGAAATGCATGATGCAGATGGGTGCTTACGCCATGGCCCTCGAGCATACTGTCGGTATTGTCCCTGAAATCCTGATGATTTTCGTCGCGACGCGGGAACGGTCCCAGGTTTTCGCAGTCCAGGGCGGAACAATCGAGAAGTATAAGCAGAAGTGGCTTGATGCCGTCACAAAATATTACAGTGAGATTCTGCCTGGTCTAGCCGAAGAGGAAAACTCCTGAGATTCGGCATGAGATGCGTTTAACGCAGATGTATCCGCCCTACCTTGGAATGACAGGAAGACTACAGGTTTCAGACTAGCCATCGCAGCCGATGCAGGCTAACGTGATCCTGGCGTCCAAAACGCTTGCAATAACAGGACTGTGACGACCGCTACACCCGAGCCCCAACGACCACGAAAACACCTCAAGCCAGGGCAGATCGACCTTGATCTGATCCCACCGGATTGGGCGCTTACCCCTCTGAATGGTAAACGGGCTTATGTAGCTGGTTGGACCACCTCACCTTACACCGTCGAGCAGATCCAACAAGAACTGGATCAAGGTCGCGCCACGGGAGTTGGTCTGCTGACCGGCCAATGGTCCAATGAAGGCGGTCTGGTTTGGGTTGATATTGATGGTCCAGATGCGATACCTGAGTTAGAAGAGTTGGCCGGCGGTCCGCTTGATGTCGTTTTCCCGCCGACGCTGACGATTTCATCGGGTAAAGAAGGCCGGATGCGGATGTTGTACAGCATCCCAACCGCCAAACTTCCGATGTTGCCGGACAAGGCGACAATCAAAATCGGAATCCCATCGTTCGAGATCCTGTTCCGCTCCAGGCAGGGGGCGGTCATGGGTGCTCACCCTGAAACGGACGGCTACTTTACGACACCACACGGAGGTTTCGAATACGCCAAGAATCCACCCGAGCTCCCGGAGTGGCTGTACAAAGTGATTGTCAAGGCGTTTCCAACTAACAAATACCGGAAGCCTGTAACCGGTGGGGTCATTACCCAACAGGTTAACCTAACTTACGAGGAAGGTTCCAAATATCAGATCGAGGAGGCCGAAAATGAGGCTCGCGTTTACCTTGAGAACCTAGATCTGGAGCGTGCTGAAGACTACGAAGAGTGGCTTGCTGTTGGCATGTCCCTCCACCAGGTCTCGGAGAATCTGTTCGAGGACTGGGTTGAGTGGTCTGCTCAGGCCGATAACTTCCAAGACGGTGTCTGTGAGGATAAGTGGCGTTCGTTTGAGCGTCTTCCTGGTGGACCAAGCCCTGACGGCGCCAGAGGTCTCCAGACTTTGCGTGCTAAAGCAAAGGAAGATGGTTTCATCGATCTGGGTGGATTCGTCGTTGAATCACCTGAAGTACTGGCCCAGAAAGCTGCTGAACTGTTCAGTGATGACGAAGAGCCGACGATTGGACGAGGAGGCTATAACCTCAACCGTAAAATCAATGAGATACTGGGCGGACCTGACGAAGACGAAGAGGATGAGGTGCGTCAACGCAGTAGCGGGAAGGGTAAACCACGTACACCACCTGCTTCTGAACTCGCGGAAACCGTCACCGTAATGATGAAACAATGCGGTTGGCTCTACGACCCGAAGTTTGACACCTTCATGTTCTATGAGAAGGACCGAGGAACATGGCGTAGAGAAAGCCACGCCAACGAATATAAGTACACCATTCAAGACTTATTTGTAACTGAACGTTCTGTACAGGTGCCAGGTGGTTTTACCTCTCACCTACTGAATGATGTCGCTAATCTCACCAAAGCGTACCTCCTTCACGACTATTGGGATGATGAACCCGACAAGCTCGCCTTCAAGAATGGGGTTCTAGAGCTCAATACTGGTGAATTCCTCGAGCATGACCGGGATAATCACATTACCTGGGGTCTCGATTTTGATTACGATCCCGGTGCTGACCCCGGTCCGATCATCAACTGGCTGCAGCGTACACAATACGGAGATGAAGGTCGGGTCCAGGTGCTTCGGGCATGGTTGAGAGCCTGTTTGGTAGCTCAAGGCCAGGAGCTGCAACGGTTCCTCGAGGTGATCGGTCCTGGTGGTCGTGGTAAATCTACGTTCGCTAACCTCTGCTGCGCCATGGTTGGCTCGGGAAATTATGCCAGTACAACCTTGAATCAGCTTGAGCAAAGCCGGTTTGAGGTTGCTTCGATCAAGGGTAAGCGGATGACGCTGATCAATGATTCGGAGCGTTACGGCGGTTCTGCCCAGATCTTTAAGGCCTTGACCGGTGGTGACAACCTCCGCTTTGAGGAGAAAAATAAGAACGTTGGAGAGCCGTTCGTCTATACCGGCATGGTCATGGTAGTAGCCAACGAACCGATCCAGACAACGGATAACACCAGTGGCTTGAGCCGTCGCCGCCTCACCGTCGAGTTCAACCGCCCGCTTTACGACAAGAGTTCGGAAGCCAAGGAAATGATTAAGCTCGATCAAGGCATCGTAAAGGGCTTATGGAAGCATTATTTACCCGGCTTGGTGAACTGGGTGTTAGAGATGAGCGACGATGAAATGCGTCAATACCTGCTCGACACCTACGAAATGGTTCCCTCACTCCAGCGGGTGCGGAATGAGATCCTGCTCAACAGTAACAACCTAGTGGAGTGGTTACAGTCGGAGATCGTGCGGGATGAGAAGGCGACCACTGCAGTCGGTAAGAAAATTCCAGCCGCTAAAGATGCTCAGGAGCGGTATTGCAATTCAAAATATCACCTGTACGCCAGCTACTGTTCCTACTGTGAGGACACTGGTTCTAAGCCAGTGGGTCAGAAACGGTTCATTTCATTGGTGATGGACTGCTGTCAAAACCAGTTGAAAATCGATGGCATTAAATCGTTCTCGAAGGGCGGACGACCTTTCGTTAAAGGTCTGGCCATCCGCGCTTCTGATGCGAAGTACGAGAAGTTTCCGACGATCCTTCCTGAAAGCTGATCAGCTCCAAAGGTAGGCATTTTTTTGGTTGTTTTTATTATGGTAGAAGAGTTAATTAGTGAGCAGGGCGAAAGCACCTAGCTTAAGTTATACACGCCATCCATATTGGCATCTACAAAGAGCTGTTTAAGTTCTTGCAGGTCTGCTTCGTCTAAATTAGCAGCAGCAAGTACAAGGCTAATGCAGGCTTGTAGCGCATTGCGATTAGCACGACCGGACTTAGCGTCACTCATGGCTGCCATGAACTCTGTGCACGCCACGTTTAAGGAGAGGTCCAAACACGCTTGACTGCGTATCTTTTGATAGGCAGCAGAGATCAAAAGACCGTCCCACAATTGCTGATATTTGCAGCGCAGCAGCAATTCTTCGTCTGTAGCGGGACGTATGGTCCATTGCTGAGTCCATGTTCCGTCGATTTCGACAGGGGTAGCCTCTACAAGCGTTTCAGTGGCGCCTGGCGTTGGGGCTTCCGACTGCCGCACGAGTGCGTAGCCATAGGGGCGCACATCACCGTCTACGGGTGGAGCCGAAAACGATACGCCGGGATTGGCCTGTCGGATCTGTTCAAAGCTGACTGGGTATTCCAGTGTGGTGGTGTTGATGAACATTAGAAGAGTCCTCCTCCGCCCTCATAGACGGCACCTGAGTTGAGAATAGTGGCTTCCGGAAGGGGAAAACCTCCTTGGCCTAACATCATCAGACGAAGTGTACCAGTGGGTACATCGATGGGGCCGCGAACAGCACCGCCAACTTTGCGGAAGTAGATCTTCGGCGTCCCTGATTCACTTCGCATGGCAATGCGATATGTAGCAGCAGTCAATGCGCTAGCGTTGGTGCTGTCTGTGTTACTTGGTGGATACCAAATAGCTCCACTCCAATACCAGCCCGTATACGGTCGTGGCGATGCTGTGTAGTTAAAAGCCGCTGTCGTGTTGCACACGCCGAGCCAAGCAACACGAGTTGGCGAACTGTCGAAGCCCTGCAAAAGCTGAACGTCTAAATACCACCCCGTCGCCGTAACGGTTGGCACTGTGTCCCCGTAGGTCTGGTCACCGTCTGTATTGCCGCTGGTGGTGTATGTCGTCGATCCAGGCGTCAATGTGACTGAGCTGTCATTGGTGCCTTGCCACAACACAGTGCCTATCTGTACAGCAGGAGCCCCGCTACCTGCAGCCATCAACAAAGATTGAGTACGAGGATCCACGATCAGTTCACGTAGTCAACGAGGGCAGCACCACGCCACCGAGTACCACCGTCGTCGGTTACGAACATAAACAGATGCGTTTTCCCTGTCGTCAGTGTAGGGGCTGCATCGCTTGGCCACTTCACGGATGCTGGCCATGTAACCGTACCACTGGTGTGGGTTAGTTCCAAAGTGAAGGCAATAGCTCGACTGGAGGCAACATTGGAGAAAGTAAAAGTGCTATTAGTACTGATGGTTTTAGTGAAGTAATTACCGGCGCTGCAGTTGATATCTAGAGCCGATACGGCCGTAACATTACCTGCGTACGCCCCATTAAGGTCTAAGCGTGTGTTTGCTGCTGGTGTGACAGCAATGCCAATTGTGCCAGTCGTTTTAATCGTCTGGCTGCCGAAATCTGGGTTGATTTTTGTACCAGAGATGGCAGCCGAGGCGTTAATGCTAGCATTGACGATACTTCCGTCAGAAATTAATTGGGCCTTAGTCTGTGACATCTAACTAATTATCATCCTTACTTTGTATTTTACAGGAACAAGATTCACAGTGCTTGCACCACGTTTTGTCCCCAGGGATGACTTCTGTTCCATACTCGAAGTCATCATAATCGTTTTGATTACGCAACCAACGAGCAAGTTCTTCGATGTACTTCTTGATGAGTTGCGTTGGCATACTTAGAAGGATTAGTCGGGGACACTACGAGGGCGGGTTAAGGTACAGGAACTGCTGTTTTGTATGGGTGATCGGCAGGGAGGTTTGCAGTGAGTCCCCATTTGTGGGCTAGGTAGCCTTCTAGTTTCTGTCGGACAGCGGTGGCCATCGTTGAGTGTGCAACCACGATTTCGCAGAGCTGTGAACCGTTCGGTAGTCCTGCGATCCCACCAAATACTGATCCACGAAGTGAATCTGTGTCGCTTGTAACTCCAGTCGTTTGGAATGATTTGTTGGTTAGGTCTTGCGTGCCATCGGTCCAGTGATTTGCTACACCGGACGAATATACTATCTGGCCCACGCGAATCCACGGGTTGCCACTGTTCGCAACTGAATTAGTGGAACTTGATGCTGTTTGATACGAATCCGCATCCAAGCGTCTTCCAGCGAATGCATATCGATTGGCTGTGCTTGCCGATGGGTTTGGCGTAAAAGCAAACCGTGTAGTTTCAGCGTTTATTGCCGCGCTAATATAAACTTCATTCGCGTTGTTGCTAAAACTTGCTCCGGCTGGATGTACGCCGACAATTGCCGCGGTGATGCCGCCGACGTTTCGGCCAAGTGAAGTTACGCCGAGTTCAAGAACGTCGCTTCCGTCGGTTTCGAGCGTAGGCTTTCCATTGAAGCCTGTCGGAAGATAAGTCGGTTGCAGCACTGAGCTGGGCTGCGATGCGTTTCGTCCGTTGCCGCTCTTGTCATCCCATTGGCTAACAGCTCCACCGCTCTCAGTAATCGTGCTCGAATCCGCAGCATCCAGCCAAAGCGCCGTATCAATGTCAACAGGAGTCCAGTTGTTCTTCTGAGTCCCCGTAATAATCCAGCTCATCGCAACACCTCCGTTTGATTAGTGGCAGAAGAGCCAAACTCCTCTAGGTATCTCACCAAGGCTTTTAGCTCCTGCAGATTTGCATCTTTCTTGATGTTATTGGCTCTAAAGGAAATGACCATTACGTTGCCCTTGACGTAACCCTTGCCATTGTCAATTCGATCAAGGCTAGGAGAGTGGTCCAGCTCGTTTAGATTGCGCCTGCCCTTGCCTACCGTGGCCTCAAGCTTAATACCTAAAACAGGGCAGTATTCTGGAACAACAATATCGTCTATCGTTAGATTGCATTCAAACCCTTTCATGCGCGCCCTGTTCCTCGCGGCATACAAAAGCTTGGATCTAATGTCGTGCTTAAGAAAGCGCTCGTTAGCACAAGCCTTGCAATATGATCCACGGGCTTGACCGAGAATGTCCTTGCGTGCTCGGTTCTTTTTGTTGTGAACATAGAACTCGGTGATAGGCAAATATTTCCTACAGTCTGTACAATAGGACACAATGGGACAAGGAGTTATCTTCGTTCTCCTCCATTTCTCAACGCGATAATCTTGCTTCTCTGGAAGCACCAAAATGACATCACTGAAATCATAAATCTCAGGCGGGGTAGGGGCAGTGACTAAAGGGTCGTGGTTTGTGTAGGTCATGGGATTGCCACTCCGATTGCGGTCATTAAGTCGGTGACACGAGTATCGAGCAGGGCGAGGTCTAGGGATTCGCCGATGGAGTAGAAGGCGATGCGGCATGTTGCTTTCCCCGATGCCACGCCACCACCAGCAAAAACATTTATATTCTGCGATCTATTTCCATCTGATGGTGTTGATATTATTGCGTTGCTTGCATTCACCCTTCTAACGTAAAAGCCAGACGCCGAACGTGAAATGCCAATAAAATTTAATGGGTTGACTGAAAGGCCCTGGGCGCCAAGCGTTCTACATCTAATAACAAACAAAGTAGTGAGTTGCAGAAACACAGACGACCCTGCTTCGGCTGTGCTATCTGTACCCATAAAAACTTCATTTCTTTGCGTCCCTGATGTTCTATAACAGGACATATGGAAATTATCCTGCGGGTCGCTATTGTTATTTCTGTTGCTATCCAAATACTTAGTGCTGCCATCACCAATCAACCCAGTCTCTCGGTTGTAATCACCCGCCACGAAGTTGAAGTTTGTCGGAGCCGTACCAACCAGCGGCACTAACGCGCCATTCAACGTTCTAGCACCCGCCAGGATGCAGCTCGCCTTAATAGCATCCCAGATACCATCATTTTTGCAGCCAAGGACAAAATCATTGATCGCCTTGGCTACACCAAATTCCAGCTCCTGTCCATCGGCTGCCTCCACAGCAGCGACATACGACACTGCTTCAGGTTCGGTCAGTCCGTTCCA